CTTGCCACAAAAACAGGCGCGGGCTGCAACCGTTTCAACTTCACCTAAGCCGATTAACTAATCATCGATCAGCTGCGCTCCCGTAGCTGATCGAGCAGAATCGAAAGGAACGCTCATGCCAAACATCGTCAGCGCGCAAGACTTGCGCACCGTGCTTGGCGTGAGCGTTTCGCTTTATCCTGACAGCTATCTTGACGACATCATCAATTCGGCTGAAGCTGTTGTTTTGCCGATGTTGGTTGCCAATTCGTCAGCGGTTGCAATGTATGAGATCGAAAATAACATTCTTTACATCTACACCGTCAGAGCTCACAAATTTGTCACAGGTCAAAGCGTGCAACTTAACAATTGCGACGCTTCCATTGACGGCACTTACACCGTCACCGCGGATTACACACATTCGCCCTATGTCTTCACAGCTGCAAAAGTCACAACAAATGTGACGCTTCGCGCCGTCATTCCAAACGGATCAGCGACATTGGTTGGCAAATCTGCCGCCGATATTTATGCAAACAATGACGCTGTTGAGAATGCTGTGATTATGACCAGCTCTGAAATTTTCCAAGCCAAAACCGCCGCGGGCAATTCCATTGACGGCGTTGATTTCCAAGTTTCACCGTGGCGAATGAGCCGTCAGCTATTGACACGCGTTTCAGCCTTGCTCGCGCCATTTTATGAAGTCGAATCGATGTGTCAGTGATGCCATCATCAATTCAAACAAGTGTCAGAGATACTCTGCAAAGCGCGCTGTCAAGCGTTTCGGCAAATGTTTATGATTCTGTGCCTGAAGCTGTGATTCCGCCGTTTTGCGCGCTAGTTCCTAGCGATCCTTATCTTCAACCAAATCTCATTGGCAAATCGACAATCAAGGTTCAAATCAATCTTAGAATCACGGCAGCTGTTGCCTATATGTCAAACAGCGCATCGCTGGACAACTTGGAGAAGCTACTCATCAGCATTCTGGCGGTTATACCGTCAGGCTACATCGTCGGAGATATAACCGTGCCGTCGATTGTTTCGGTCGGATCGTCAAACCTGCTATCGGCAGACATACCCGTTTCCACCTACTACACACAAACAAACTAGGAGCAGACATGCCAACAAATATCATCACGGGGCGCGATGTGTCTTTCACGATTGGTGGAAACAATTTCGACGCCCAAACAACATCGGCAATCCTGTCAAATGAGCACATCATCGAAACTTATCAAACGCTTGATGGTCGCGCATATAAGGCAATTGACGATCAATGGACATTCGATGTCGAAATGCTTGCAGATTGGGGCGCAACAGGATCACTCTGTGAAATTCTGTGGAGCGTTTGCGAATCTGCACCAAACACAGGCATTTCAACCGTCATGACGGCGGCGACAGGTGCTACATTCACATTTCAGGTTTTGCCCGTCTTCCCATCGGTCGGCGGAACTGCACCTGATGCACAAACTGTGACGATGAGCTTCACCGTCATTGGCTTACCAGCTGAAAATTTCAGCTAGGATTTAGAGAAACGGGAGCAAAATGAAACTAGCAATTCAAATTGAATATCAATCGGGCGATGTGGCGACTTATGTCGCTGCACCGCCTGAATGGGCGAAGTGGGAGCAAAAGACAGGCTTTCGCATTGGTCAAGCACAAGAGAAGATTGGCATTTCAGACTTGATGTTTTTGGCTTATCACGCCATGAAGCGTGAAGCAGCTGGCAAGCCTGTCAAGCCTTATGACACTTGGTGCGAAACAATTGCCGAAGTGGTAGTTGGTGACAACAGCCCAAAAGTCACGGAAGCGGAAGCGTAAGCCGACTAATTGTTGAGCTCGCAATCGCCACAGGCATTCCGATGTCTGAATGGCAATCCGCTGAAGATATTTTGACGGCGATTGAGATTTTGGAGAAAAATGGCGGCGACAAAAAGTCAAGGTAAGATCAGCATCGATGTTGATCCTGTTGCTTTGAAAGATTTGCGCGCCACATTGAGGCTGCTCGACAAGGAAACATCGTCAGAATTACGCGATAAAGCGCAACCGCTTTCTAAAAGCCTAGCCCGTGAATTGACCGTTGCAGCTGCATTCTCGGCAGCTCCACCGCAAGCCATTTTGGTTGCTCGATCAATTAGCACGCCAAGAGATCGCATGATCCGCGTTGATGTTGGTGGATCAAAGCGCGTTGGCAGACCATACGGCGGCAAAAGACCTGACACAAAAAGCACATCGGCGCAAGCTGGTCAGCTCTTATGGGGCAGCGAATATGGCAGCGGCGGGCAACCGCAAGACAGCGCAGGTCGTCGCATGGGCAAATCAAGATTCGTTAAAGGCAGAAATAAACGCGGCTATTGGATCAACCCGACCGTTGATGCAAACATCAAGCCCATTGCTGATGAATATGTGCAGATCGTCAAGGATATAGTTAAGCGATTGAAACTTGAAGGCGGTGACTAATGGCTGGAATTCCAAAAGTCAAGATTCAATTTGATGCCGATCTTGATGGTCTAAAAAAAGGCACGGCAAGTGCCGATAAAGAAGTCGCAGGTTTTGCAGATAAGGTCGGCGAGTTTGGAAAGAAAGCCGCTGCCGCTTTTGCTGTTGCCGCCGCGGCAGCCGCCGCCTATGCGGGCAAACTTGCCATTGATGGCGTTAAGGCTGCGCTAGACGACGAAAAAGCTCAAAGAATTTTGGCTTTGACGCTAGAAAATACAACAGCGGCAACGAATGCTCAAATTGCAGCTGTTGAAGATTACATTTTGCAAACCGCACTCGCCACGGGTGTCACCGATGATCAATTGCGACCAGCTTTTGCGCGTTTGGTTAGATCGACAAAAGATGTGGAAGAAGCCCAAAAGGTTTTAAATCTTGCGCTTGACATAGCAAGCGCAACAGGCAAACCGCTTGAAACTATCACGGCAAGTTTGGCAAAAGCCTATGATGGCAACACTAACGCATTGGGTCGGCTTGGTCTTGGTTTAGATCAATCGGTTATTAAATCAAAAGATTTCAATTTGGTTTTTGAATCTTTGCGAGGATCATTTTCAGGTTTTGCCGCAAATGAAGCGCAAACATTTCAAGGTCGCATTGATCGCCTAAATGTTGCTTTTGATGAAGTAAAAGAAACTATCGGATTTGCTTTGTTGCCCATTTTTGAAAAACTTTTGAATTTTGTGATTGAAACGGTGTTCCCTGTTTTTAAGCGTTTTTCTGATTCACTTGGTGGATCGGGCGATGGTTTGTTGGCTCGCTTCACGGATATTTACAACTTTATCAGAGATTTTCTTGAACCTATTTTTGACGCTGTGCGCGGGGCTTTTGTAAAGATAGGCGATGCAATTAGAGATCAACAGCCAAGATTTCAAAGCATCATTGACACTTTTGCTGATATTTTCAAATGGTTGAATCAATACATCATTCCAATTTTGAAAACACAATTTGTCGCAGCAATTGAAAGTTTTGCTTCAGCTGCATCGGTAGCCATCAAGGTTGTTGTGCCTATCATTGAAACCGTTTTGAATACCATCAAAAGCGTCATCAATGGAATCATCAGCGTCATCAACACGGCGATAAATCTTTACAACAAAGCGAACAATCTTTTTGGCGGCAAAGACATTGCAAACATTGGAAAAATTGGTGCGGGTGGAACTACTACATCAGGCACGGTCGGCGGCGTTCAATTGCCTTTTGGCGGTGCAAATGTTGGCGGTGCAACGGGTGCAGCGGGCAACGCATTAGGCAACGGAATCGGTGCAGGGCTAGGATCAGCTTTAGGCACAGCTATTGGATCAGCTGTTGGAAATAGTGCGGCAAAAGCTGTGAAAGAATTGCCAAAAACTTTGATTGAAGAAGTTATTGAACAAAATGCTTTTAAGTTAATTCCGCCAACGGTCTTTGATGTCGCAGCTGCTAGACGCGGCGAAGAAAGAAGCATGATGCCACCTGTGCCATCAATGGCAACTTTTGATGTTGCAGGTGCTAGACGCGGCGAGGAAAGAGGCAACACATACAATGTGACGGTCAATGGGGCAATGGATTCTGAAAGCACCGCGCGGCAAATTGTGACCCTTTTAAATGATTCACAGGCTCGCGGCACGCTTGGCGCAAGTGGATTTGCAGGGTTGATTGCAGAATGAGCGTTTGGACACCTGATTGGCGCATCAAGATTCAGGGCGTTGAATACACAAATCTAACGCTCTCAAATCTTACAATCTCATCAGGTCGCACAAATATCTATCAGCAACCCGTCGCAGGTTATTGCCGAATCCAAGTCATCAACACAAATGTCAGCGCAATTGTTTTTGACATCAATGATGGTGTCACTATTGAAGTCAAAAACGATTCGGGAGCTTATGTTGTTTTATTCGGTGGCAACATCACCGACATGAATGTCAATGTGTCATCGGCAGGCGGAATCGGCATCAGCCAAACAATCAGCATCACAGCTCTTGGAGCGTTGGCAAGATTGCCAAAAGCCGTTTTCATTGGAAACATTCAGCAAGGCACAGACGGCGAGCAAATCAGAGATGTGCTTGAAAGCATACTTTTTGCCAATTGGAATTCTGTTCCAGCTGCCGAAACTTGGTCGGCTTATGATCCGACGGTGCAATGGGAAGATGCCGAAAACAGCGGTCTTGGCGAAATTGATGTGGGCGATTACACGCTTGACGGTCAAAACAGCGTCGATGCCGATGTTTATTCAATCGTGGCAGCCCTAGCTCAATCGGGTCTTGGATACTTATACGAAAGCCCAAACGGCTTAATCAATTACGCTGACAGCACGCATCGCACAGAATACTTCTCAGCCAACGGTTATGTTGATCTCGACGCCAAACACGCGCTTGCTGGCAATATCACCACCAAGAAGCGATCAGGCGATGTGCGCAACAGCATCACGCTGCAATATACGGCAAGCGGCAATTCGGAAG